TTGAGCCACCACCACCAGTTATAGTCACTGTAGGGTGATATTCATATCCAGAACCAATATCGTCAATAGTAATTGAGGTCACTACTCCACCTGAAATAACAGCAGTAGCCAAAGCACCTGAACCACTATCCAGCCCGTTACTTGATTTTGTAATAGTAACAGTAGGAACAGAAGTATAACCAGAACCACCATTGGTTACAGCAATTCTACCAACACCTTTTACTGTATCTAGTGCTTGACTAAATCCACCTTGACTATTAAATTTTTGTCTATCAATTGTTCTTCTTAATGGGCCAAGACGTAATTGAGTAGTACCATTCGGGTCTTGAAATACCATACCAAAATCATCTGTTTCATTATTATTTAAATCAGTTACTAATCCATCATCTTGATGTCTAGTTGGATTAGTGATAGTAAATAAATAATCCTCAAAACCACCCAATGTTGAAAGTTTTTGAACACCCAAGTCTTGTTCGTATGTTTGACATTTAGTTGGAAGAATATAAAAAGTTTCTTGAGTAACAAGATTATAATCTTCACGCTGCAATGGAAAATCACCTGAAACATTATTATCTGTAATAAGACCAAAATTTGTTGGAGATGGTATTCCAGTAGTGAATGGAAAACTCCCGTCACCAACAAAACCAGTTGAAGCAGGTATTGGTATTCCAGCTGGTTCTATAATTAAACCAGAATTTTCTTCTGTAGTAACAGCCTCACCTAAAGTAGCAGTTTGATAATCTTCGTTTGGATTAGGTTCTAAAGCTACTGATTCAGTTATGAATCTGTAATCTTCTACGTTTGGTGTCAATTCTATAAAACCATAATCATCACCAGTAATATCTTTTCTTTGATCCTGTTCATCATCACAAGTTTCTAATCTTAAATCTAATATACGTCCAACTGGAATCAATGCCGGTTCTATTGTTCCATCGTGAAAAACAATAGTATATCTATCTCTCTGTACTACATTAACAATACTTAAAGGAAAACTTATATTAGATACTAATTGAAAATTTCCAAATAGTGCTAGACCTGCTGGATGAGCAACCCTCTTAACAATTTCTCTCCACCTATTGATTGACTCGCCAGATGTTATAACATAAGAAAAAAGTTGATAATAAAAACTATCTTGTAAATGTTTATCCGAACTTAAAAATCCATCATTGTTAACAAACTTCTCTCCGCCCTCACTAGAGTACCCTCCAATAGTAGTTGTACCAGTTGCAGTACTATCACCCAAATTAGTAAAGTCTAATGTTGGAGCTGTCAAATATCCAAATCCATTACTAATTATATTTAATGATTTTACTCCACCAATATTAGAATTTGTTAAGGTAAAAGCAATAACTGCATTTGTACCTGAACCACCCGATACAACTGGAAGTCCAGTATAACCTCTACCAGAATTTTCTATATTTAATTGAATTATAGTTCCACTAGCATCAACCTCTGATACAACTAGACTTGCCGACCTACCATCAATTGCTAATTTATTAGTATTATCAATGGTTAGTTTATCACCCATCTTATATCCTGTACCACCACTTGTAATAACAACCTCTTTCAAAGAGCCAGTGTATACTTCGGAAATTCTAGCAAATCCACCAGAGCCAGTATTACTAGTAATAGGGATAGCATCACCAACACTATATGAAGTGCCAGGATTTGTTATAGTTGTATCTATAATCATATTTCCAGAACGAAAACTACTTACCCCGTCCGAGATTATTTCATTTTGCCAGAATGTTCCAAGTACTTCAGAAAGAAACATAGTAGAGACAGTAAACTGTCCAATGTTTTCTTTGGTAATAGATTCTACTATAGCCGTAGCACCAGACTCTTGACCTGTAATTCTCTTTCCAATTAATTCATATACACCATCATTAACAGTATTATCTAAGACTCTAATAATTTTATCTTTAGAATATTTTCCATCTGATACTCTAAGAATATCTTCTCTTGGAAAATAAAAAGTAATCTCTTGTTTATATAATAACCTAAAAAGAAATTGAAAAGATTTTTCACTACCTTTAGTTCTATAAAAATCTCTAAGATGTTTTAGAACAAATGGTTTATTTGCATTTGCAAATACAGCCTCTGGAATATCCTCACCAAATTGTTTCTTGAAGTACTGTAGGAAATCATCGACAGTCTTATCTACATTAGCATAGTTATCAAGACTACCTATAATTTCATATGGCTTACCTTCTTGCTCCATGTACTCATAATATGCTTCCATAAAATCAACAAATAATTGATGATCTTCTTTTACAAAAGCAGGGAGTTGTCCTTCTACCTTTGCACTTATCCTTTCGTGAAACTTAGGATGTATTGGATGATTTGGATTTACAGTTGTCATATTAAATTATTGTTTCTGCTACCATATTGATAGTAATTGATGATGATTCATTTGCATCATATGTAATAATCTGTTCTCTTAACGGAGTAATATCACTATTGTTTAACTCAGGCGTAACATTAAATCGTATACTAGAAGAACCATCAGTAATCACTACTGGTCTTAAACTACCTAATTGTATTTTACCAGTAGTATAATCAATTGTTCCCTGATTGGTAGAACCATCAGGTTGTATCAGATATTCTTTAGGAGTATCAACAACACCACTAGTAGTCTTTGCAGCCTTAATGTTTCCAATTAAATCGTCAACTAATGAATATGTATTTCCATCAGTTCCAGTAAATGATGTTGAAGTAACACTACCCTTCTCTATTGCATTAGTAAAATATAAAGTATATGTTTGTGGAACATTTAAAGTTTCTGGAGCTATTCTTTGTTGATACTTGATAAGTGTCTTATTGTTTCTTATAGAATTATTTGTATTATCAATATCTTGTACTAATTGTGAATGGCGAAACTTCTGGTCAAATTTTTCAAGATTAGTTTGTAAATAATTTTCAATAGAACTATTAATATTAATTTTCAAAGTATCTTCATCTGTCAGATTAGTAATAGGATCATAATTTATTGTACTATCAATAATAAGATAAATGAAAACAGGATTAACTATAATAGGTTCAACTGTAACAACATTAACCTTTTTTAAAATAGAATTCTTAATAGAANTTTTTGTTGTTTCACTNAGAACATTATTCCCCGTTAATTTAACAGCAATAAATACTCTTCCATATTGTACTGGGTTAGCATCTTCACCACCGTAAACTGTTACTGATTCTATATCAGGACGCTCTTGTAAAAGTATTGCTTTATAATCATATTTAGTTGTAGCTCTATTTTGTGTTTGATAAAGTTTTGGTGCTTGGAATTTTAAAGATTCTATACCCTGTGCATCTGCACCACCAGTAGCACTCTCATTCGTTGTCAAAGTATATTGTGATGATGACAATTGAGCAACACTACCAACAGCTGTAAATGTTGAAGCAAAATTTCCACCAGTACCATTAGTCACAATGTACTCAATAAAAACAACATTACCATCTGATAGTTGTCTACCAACAGCACCATCACCAAATGTTATTTCATATTTTCCACCTTCTACTTCTTGAAGAAAATAAACTCTATCAGTTCCTTTAATAGTAGTTACATCAATAGCATTACCATCAGCAAATGTAAAAACTTCTGAATCAGTAGAAGATTTTTGAACATTAACTGTAATAGTTGATATATCTATACTTGGATTAGGTAGAACAAATCTTTGTGTATCATCTGCACCAACAACCGAATATGCTTTATTTAAAATTCTTCCTTCAATAATTTCTAATCCCGTAACTGAATATGTTCCAGTAGATGACCGCGGAATAGTTGTTGTTTTATTTGTTGCATAGGTATAAGCAACACCATCAATACTTGAAGTAAACTTAGTATTTTTAGCAATCGTTAATGATACAGGAGAACCAGTAGGAGTGAAAGTAATATTTAACTTAGCTCGTGATGCTTTTCTTGAGGTTGGATGTACGTTGAGATGTTTTGCGTGAGATACAACCGACTCTCTCAATGATGATGAATCTAAAAACATTTCGTTACCAAGCATATTTGCATAGTAACCCATGTAATGAGTATTGTAAGCTAGAAGGTCAACCAGTACAGCCATACCACTACCTTCAAAATCATAATCCTGAAATTTATTTTGGCCTTTTAAAAATGAAACTAAGTTTGATTTAATACCATCAAACTCTAAGTCTGTGATTTGTAGTTTATCTGATGATGGCATTATCTAAGCCTCTCTAAAAATAATTCGATTGTTACTGGATTGGGATGGTTGACAACTCTAAATTCAATAGTTACATCAAATCCATTTCTGTCTAAATCACCACCAACAAAAACAGAAATAACTTCTGCTCTAGGTTCAAAGTTAGAAATAGCATTTTTAATAGCACCTTGAATATTACTCTTTGTCATAGGTGAAGATAGCTCAAATAGATGCCGAGTAACACCACCATCTATCTGTGGCTGGAATGGACGTTCATAACGATTGGTAAGAATCAGATTTCTTACTGATCTCTTAACAGCCTCTACATCTGTCTTAATAACAATATCCTTAGTGACAGGATGGGCCTGGAAGTCTAAATCCAAGTCACTCCAGCGTCTGCTATTAGTGCTTAATCCTTTTGTGAAAATAGATGGCATATTTCTTAACTTCTTCCTTGTATTGCTGTTTTTATTGTGTTACTATATATATGTCGTTGGGTTCAATAAATCTATTTACCTTGTCCTCTATATCGTTTCCAACTTCTTCTCTTATGCTTATTCTTTGGCATACTCCTCTTAGATGAGCCAATTGAAGTAACCTTCTTTAATCTGTTTTGTGGTTTGCTATCTTTTAGTAAAGCCATTATGTATCTCCTTTAATTAATATAGTTTTCCGAATGGGCCAAATATGTTTCCTTTTTTTTGTGCCAAGAAATACATACTCTTAACAAAATAATCGCGACGTTTCTTTCCAGAATCAGGTAAACAAAATAACTGATTAAGAAAATCAAGTTGCATTAGTTTAGACATAGCTATGTCTGGTGACTTCTTATACATAGCTAAAATATTACTTTCAAATTCTTTATCTTTGATATTTGTATCACAACTATCTTTTATTTTTTTCCAGTATTTTTTAAACTCACCCGTTCTTTTTTTAAAATCTGCTGCATTCTTTGGAAAATTTTGATGTTTATTATTTAGTGTTGATTTATAATCTGACATTAAAGTTGCTAACATATCTAATGGAACTTTACCAGCTCTTGCAGCTCCAGCACCTTTTATAGATGCTTCGACTTTTAAATTATTAAATCCTTTACTATTTTGTCTTATTTGAAATGTTCCTGCAACCGTTGTTCCATTAAGTACCTCAACAACTGAATCAGTTGATGATACGTTTCCTTTTTTATCAACATCTAATTTACATCTAACAGAACCTAATTTATAATTAGGTAACTTAGCAAACATAGTTTTTTCAATATTTACTAATTCCCATTGAGCAGTTTTACCAGACATTTTTTTAAGTGAAATACCAACTATAGTATTTTTTATAAACTTACTTCTTAGGACATCATTAATTTCTTCTATGGTAGCAGCTCTTGCAAGTGTTTCAATTTGTTTATTTGGACTTTCTACTAACCATATATCAGCTGGATTCCAAGAATCTTTTTGAGAAATACCTTGATCCTTGACAAGATTTGTAATCTCTTCCATAAAACCATCATCCCTAGAATAATGAAAATTATTATTTTTAGGAATTTTATCTGCTACAGTTATTTGTTGTTGAAAAAAAGTTTCTTCCCAAGCTGCATCCATATCTGGATATAATTTTTTTAATTCCTTTTTGCAATCTTTTAAAAATGTTTTTTTATCCTTATAACCATTTTTATTTAATCCTTGTTCAATAGCATACATAGATGCTCGTTCTTGCATG